ATGTGGGTAGGAAAAAATGGTGTTTGGGCAGATGATGGAAGTAGTGGTAATACTGGAAACCCATCAACAGGTGCATACCCATTATGGGGAACTGGAGAATTTACAACAGGTGCTCATTATTTACCTGCTTCAAGTATATACTATACTAATNCACATACTTACAATTTCGGTAATGGCTANTTCGGAACAACAGCAGTATCTAGTGCAGGAACTAACGCATCAAACATAGGAATATTTGAATATAATGTTCCAACAGGATTTACAGCTTGGTCAACAAAGGGGTTAAACGAATAATATGGCTTATACTACAATTAATAAATCTTCAGATCATTTTAATGCTAAACTTTATACAGGAACAGGTAGCTCTAATGCTATTACTGGTGTTGGCTTTCAACCTGACTGGGTTTGGATAAAAGAAAGAAATGGAGGTGGTGGTCATAATATATTTGATGCTGTTAGAGGAACAGGAAAAGTAATTTATGCTAATGCAACTAATGCTGAAGTAACAGATGCTCAAACATTAAGTGCATTTGGAACAGATGGATTTACTGTAGGAACTAATACAAATGTAAATGAAAATGGATTAAATCATGTGGCTTGGAACTGGAAAGCAAATGGAGCAGGTTCAGTTGATTCATCAAGTGGGAGTATTTCAGCAACAGTGTCAGCAAATACAACAGCAGGTTTTTCAATTATAAAATTTACAAATCCAGCTTCTGGTAATTTTACAATTCCACATGGTCTAGGTGTAGTACCTGAAATGTTATTTTTTAAATGCACAGGTGGTGTTCAATCTTGGTTTGTTTTACATAAAGATTTATCAAGTTTTACAGATAGATATTTAAGATTACAAACTGATGTTGCTGAAGTAACTTATTCAATGCAAACACAAGCACCAACAAGCACATTATTATACTTAAATAGTGGTGGTGTTTCAAATGCAAACACAGAAACAATTTGTTATGCGTTTGCTAGTAAAACTGGTTATAGCAAGTTTGGAAAATATATTGCAAATGCCTCTACTGATGGAACATTTATTTACACAGGATTTAAACCTAAATTTTTAATGGTAAAAAGAATTAATCAAGCTGCTCCTTGGTCTATGATAGATGCAAGTAGAAATATATATAATCCTGCTAATTTAGAACTTACAGCTAATACAGCTGGTACAGAAGCAAATCAAGGTGATGGTTGCGATTTTTTAAGTAATGGCGTAAAATTAAGAGATAGTGCAGACATGAATAGTGGTAATGCAGATTCATTTATGTATATGGCATTTGCTGCAGCACCTCTAGTCGGCACAAATAATATTCCAGCAACTGCGAGGTAATCTCGCATGTATTTCGGTGCTACCTCCTTTTCGGCAGCGGCCTTCTCAGATGTAGGCTTTAATCCTAACGCATTTGTCAATGTCCTTGGATCAAGGATCAATGTAAATATTGGCAACTCTACAATATCTGGAGATGCTAATTTTTCTGTTACAGGTAATCGAGTAAATATATCTACTGGTAATGTAACTATTATTGGTAAAGCAAGAGAAGTATTATCTGGTAATGGATTAGAATTAGGTATTGGTAATGCTCAAGCTTCTATACCTAAAGATGTACCGGTTACTGGTAATGGCTTTGAATTAGCTAAAGGAACAGTCACTACAAAAGCTGGCGCTGTACCTCCTATAACATCAAATAGATTTAATATTGGTATTGGTAATGTTACAATTATTGGTAAATGTAATTTATCTGTTACTGGTAATGGTTTTGAAGTAGCTCTTGGTAATGCAACAGCTAAGGCAAATGCAACTGCAATCGTATCTGGTAAGAGATTTAATATAGGTACAAGTGACGTAACTGTATTAGCAAAAGCAAAAGCGCTACCTTCTGGTGAAGGGCTTGAGTTAGGTACATCTGATATAACACTAAGAATGTGGGAAGCAGTGCCTACAAACGCAACACAAACTTGGGTGGAGATACCATAATATGTTTTTTGGAGCAACATCGTTTTCAGCTACAACTTTTGCCGGAGTCGGCATTCAAAACGTTGTGGTATTAGTCAATGGTAAAAGGGTCAATATTGCTATAGGAAACGCTGAAGTAGACTTTGGAGTTAACCCTACAGGCAGCAGAATTAACCTTGCCAACGGTACCGTTAATGTGGTATCTTGGAACGATATAGATCCAAACGCAACAGGGACATGGGTTCCAATAGACCCATTGAACCCATAGGAGAATTATGGCATCAAGTACGTCAAGTGATTTAAAACTAGAATTAATTACAACAGGTGAAAAGTCAGGTACCTGGGGTACAATTACAAACACAAATCTACAAATATTAGAACAAGCAGCTAGTGGTTATATAGCTATTGATGTAGCATCTAGTGATGTTGCTTTAGCACTATCAAACCATGCTGTATCAAATGGTAAAAATTTATATTTTAAACTAACAGGAACTCTAGCAGCTAACAGAACAGTTACCATGCCAGATTCTGCAGAAAGAGTATTTATTGTAGAAGATGCTACAGCTAGATCATCAAACAATTACACACTAACAGTTAAGACTGTATCAGGGACCGGGATAGCTTTACCAATTGGATCTAAGTCTTTGGTATATTCAGATGGCACTAACGTAAATAAAGGTTTAATTAATAAAGGGTACTACACAGTACCAGGAGCGTATACTGCAGTAGATGGAGATCAGTTATTAGTTGACACGTCTTCAGGTGGTATTAATAGTTCAGTAACAATAACCCTACCAGCGTCACCTGCTATCGGTAACGAAGTTACCTTTATTGATAGTGGGAACAATACTAACTCTAACAATCTTACAATTGCAAGAAACGGCTCAAACATATTAGGAGCAGCTTCTAATTTAGTAGTTAATACAAATGGTGCAGCTTTTACTTTAGTATATGTAAATTCAGCGAGAGGCTGGGCATACAAAGATAAAATATAGGGGCTAGCAGATGGCTCTAGTTGAGTACAAATTTCTCCCTGGAATAGACAAACAATCTTCTGACTCTGGTGCAGAAAACCGTTGGGTTGATTCTGACAATGTTAGATTTAGATATGGTTTACCAGAAAAAGTAGGTGGATGGTCATCACTTGTTACGGATACAATAGTAGGTGTATCAAGAGCGATGCATGCTTTTACAGATTTGGAAGGTAATAGATATGTTGCTATAGGCACGGATAAATTTTTGTTAATATATTTTGAAGGTAAACTTCATGATATTACGCCATTGAAAACAACACTAACGTCTGCAACAATTGCAACTACTAATGGATCACCTACATGTACAATTACAAAAGCAGCACATGGTTTAGCTGTTGGAGATATTGTACAATTAGATAGTGTTACCTTACCAGGTGGTACAGGTTATCAAAATACTGATTTCGAAGATAAAAACTTTCAAGTTATAACGGTGCCTACAACAGGTACGTTTACAATTACACAATCATCTAATGCATCAGGTACGGTATCTACTGGTGGTAGTTTAAGTTTAAAACCATACGAGCCTGTAGGACCAAGAGCACAGACATATGGTTATGGTTGGGGTGTTGCTGGATGGGGCGATGGTAACTGGGGTGAGGCTGCAACAGCTTCTGATGTATCTCTAGAACCAGGGCTATGGTCATTAGATAATTTTGGAGAAGTATTAATTGCAACTATTGCAAATGGTAAAACATTTACATGGAATGGTGGCGCAGCATCTGCATTAAATAATCGTGCATCAACTACTACTACAAGTTTTGAAACTAATAGTAACCCAACAGCAAGTAGAATTACACTTGTGTCACCAACAACTAGACACTTAATACATCTTGCAACAGAAACAACTATTGGTAATACGGCAACACAAGACGACATGTTTATAAGATTCTCTGACCAAGAAGCAATTAACACATATGCACCTACAGCAATAAACACTGCAGGTACACAAAGATTGCAAGATGGTACAAAAATTATGGGTGCATTAAAAGCTAAGGAGACAATCTTGATATTTACCGACAATGCTTTGTATACAATGAAGTTTGTCGGTGCACCATTTACGTTTGGGTTTGAACAGGTTGGTACAAACTGTGGTTTGTTAGGTAAAAATGCAGCTGTAGAAATAGATGGTGTCGCTTATTGGATGTCACCTAAAGGTTTCTTTGCATTTGATGGTACGGTAAAATCATTACCATGCACAGTAGAAGACCACGTGTTTGAAAATATTGACACTACAAAAGGACAACAAGTAAATGCAGGATTAAATAATTTATTTACAGAAGTAATTTGGTGGTATCCAAGTTCAGGTTCTGATTACAATGATAAGTATGTTGTGCTTAACTTTGGTGAATCTGCATTAACAAGAGTGGTAGGTGGTGTTTGGTATACAGGCACAGAAGCTAGAACTAGTTGGGTAGACGCAACAATATATCCAAAACCTTTTGCAACTAAATATAGTGTATCTGCAAGTGGTACATTTCCTAATATTGTGGGTGAGTCTGGCTTAGGACAAACTACACTATTTGAACACGAAGTAGGTACAGATCAAGTAAATCCAAACGGTACAACTACATCAGTTACATCTTTTATAAAATCATATGATATTGATATAGAACAAAGATCTAGAAGCCCAATAGCTCCTGCTGTTGCTGGTGAAGTATTTATGAAGATGAGAAGATTTGTACCTGATTTTAAATCACTGCAAGGTAATGCAAAAGTAACATTAGGTGTAAAAAGATATCCACAAGAAACTCAAACTAATACAGCATTAAGTCCTTTTACAATTAACTCTAATACAATTAAAAAAGATACTAGAGCTAGAGGACGATATATAAATCTTAAAATAGAAAACGATACAACTAGTGAATCTTGGAGATTTGGTACTTTAAAACTAGATGTGCAACCAGATGGTAGAAGATAATGACTAAGATAAACATAAGATTACCAGAACCAAAAGAAGAATATGATGTATCAAACCAAAAACAAATTAACAGAGCTTTAACTATTATGAAGGATCAATTAAATTCTACATTTTTAGATGAAGTAAAACAGGAGCAAGAGAGNNTCCTGGTTTATAGGTGGCTAACGTATTTACAAACGCTAAAAAAGATTTA